TATTCTTTATATAGAGCCTTACTAGCAGTTTTAACTAATTCAGAACCTTCTACTGTCTTATTCCTACTTTCCAAGAAAGAATTAGTTACATCAGCAAATCCTCTAACTATAGGGTCTGTCCAACTCTTTGTGATATTACCAGAAAATTGCTTAAAATTATTATCAAGTTTAGCTAGTTTACCATCCATAGTGTCCATTGCTTTTTCAAGCATACCAGCAAACTTACCACCCTCACCTGTCATATTCTTAAAAGCCTTTTCAACTTCTTTGAATCCTATTTTACCATCTTCTGCCATCTTCTTAATTTGAGATCCATCAACACCTAATACAGCCCCTAGTTCTTCATAGATAGGTATACCACGCATTGCGAATTGCATTAAGTCTCTAGTATAAGCTCTTCCCTGTGATCGTAAAGTACCATAAACGTAAGTTAAATCACCAAGCGATGTACCTACGGCTTTAGATACAGTACCTAACATCTTCATGTTATCTACTAAATCTTCTGCACCAAAACCATAAGCGGATAACTGCTTAGCTCCCTCACTTGCATCCTGTAAACTAATACCTGTTTGTGCGGAGAGGGTTTTGAACTGCCCAATTAAAGATATTGCAGTCTCTTGACTTCTAAACATAACACCTAGAGCCATTTGACTAGATTCCATCATTCTATTGAAATCAAAACCAGTTTTCAACGTAAATATTACCGCTTGTACTGTTTTATTAAAAATAGCCATACCAATATTAGCACCTACAATACCCTTTACTATATCATCAAAAAAACCACTATCTTTACCAGCCTTACTTTGTTGTTCTTGTAATTTTTTATACTGATTTGTAAGACTCTGAACTTCTTTACTTGCTGGTTTAATGCCATTAGCAATTAAGCTCTTAATAGTAGTCTCAAGCATATTCATTTTAGTCTTAGTATCAGTTACGCCATTATGCAAAAGTTTATTCACCTTTACCATATTAGAGTATTCTGTGCCTAATTTCTCAATAGCTGTTTGTGTCTTTTTAGTACCTTCTATTAACTTCTCATAATCTCGTATAACTTCTTTCATGCCAGTCATACTTACTGATAGTTTTAATAATAACTCTTCCTGTGTCATAACTGACCTCCAATTTTTATATATAGTTCTTCTTCTATATTATCATTATAGCATGAAAAAGGGCAGTCTTTCAACTGCCCACTTTTTGTAAATTATTTTTCTTTCATTTTATCCATTTGCTCTTTTTCCATTTTGTTCTGTTCACTTTCTAATGCGGTAATTGCATCTATGAATTCGCTAGGCTCATTTGCCCAACCACAACCATTAGGTAATCCCCACATCTTAGTTAATGCCCATTTCTCCATAGCGGAAAAGAAGTATTCATCACAATAAGATTGTAAGTCTTTAGCTCTTATTATGATACCTTCCATGACAGGGATTATTCGATTCTCCCTGCCTTTCAGAATTGGTTTGTCTAGCCAACCACCTTTATATATGCGGTAGGCTATTCTTAGTTTTTTGTTTTAGCTTCCTTAGCAGAAAGTAAAGTCTGTAAGTATAAACCAACATCATCCACTAAACCGTTAATACATGATGGAGTAGAAGGACTGAATAAATCAGTTACATTAGAAATTACTAATGGTTTTCCATCTACATCAATGGTAAGATTCTTAATCTCAATTACCATTTCTTTTACAATCTTCTTGTAATCTACTGTGAACTCTGTCTCACTTACAGAACCATTACCATCATTACCCATCTTCATTTTGAAAACAGGCTTAGGAATAAGCATTTCTGAAAGAACCGTTGTTGGTGCTTTATGCACGATTACAATAGGTTTCTCGTCTGTCTTATTACCATTCCATTCTGGAATATACTCTGTTTGTCTTGCCACTGTTACTACCATCTAAATACCCCCTGTATCTCTTATGAATACATTATAGCATAAAAAAGGGTAGTCTTTCAACTACCCATATTTTGCAATTATTTTTTAATTATTTAAGATTAAAGATCAGCAGATAATGCGATTCTGTAAAGTGATGGGTTTGAACCATTAGCTAAACGGAATGTAGCATCTGTTTTTACTGCTTCTGCCATGTTCATAGGTAATGAGAAGTTATAGAACTCTACTTCCATTACAAGAGCATTGGTATAGTTATCATCGGTGGATTCTTTACCCTGATCGATATACCCAAGTAAAAGGAATGGTGTATCTTTAACATCAGATACAGTTGAACTACCAGTAGCATCAATGTTAATCTTTCTAAAGAAGTAATTAGAAAGGTTATCATCTAAATCAGTTACACCCTTGATATAAACGAATGATGCTGTACCAGTCGCATCTTTCTTTGATTTGCGATACTGTTTGAATGTATCAGCAAGTACAGTTGTTTCTACTTCATCAGCAGAAAGTTCAAATGACCAACCAGCAAGGTCTGCCATATCCGTAAGTGTCATTACTTTCCATTTATCACCAGCGATAGGAGTAATCTCCACAGGTGCATAATAGTAATCACCAACTACAAGTGAGTTAAAAAGACTCCCAGAAGTAGCTACTGCTGTAATCTTTACCCAAGCACCTTTTGCTATTGTTAAAGTACCATTACCTACAACCTCTGCACCAAGTGCAACTCGTTTCAAAACCCCATCATCCCCTATACATCTGCGCTGTACAAATGCCATAATTAAGCCTCCTTATATAATTCCCAATGATTGTTATTACAATCAGCTTTACCTTTATTAACACAAACACTAACAAAAGATACTGATCGTTTTATACTTTTACTAGCTAGTGTAATACTATCAAAAACTTCGCAAGTTTCAATACACCTAACTTTCTTTTTCATCTTATTATTTTTACTTATCAATCTTTTACTTTCTTCTGAATGTTTGTCTTTATGTCTACCTTCTGCCCAAGCCTTTTTAAGACTTTCAGCTCTTTTAGCTTTAGTTTCTTCCGATTGCACTTTACCAGTTAATGTTTGTGAAATCTTAGCTTTACATTCATCGGTAAGATTCTTACCTTTCCAATATCTTGGATTATGTTTGCTAATAGCTTTTTTTGCACTCTCTGATCGTTTAGCACCCGGTGAACCTTGCCCACCAGTAGTCATATTATAACCATTCTTACTGAACGTATTATAGTAATCAATATAGTAACTTTCTCTACTATCAAGTTCTTCTTGCGTCTGAATTCCTTCTTCTAAGGTAACTATTTCAAAACCGTCTTTACCATACTTTCTTATTGCATGACTCATAATAGTAGTACCACCGCCACTAGAGCTAAAATGATGATTCATTCTAACTCTATACTTATCTCTCGTAGTTTGCCCTACATACATTTTCCAGTTTTCTTTATTTATAAATGCGTATATTAACCCATTCATTATCACCCCTAATTAGGAAATTTTGTATTAAATACATATAAAACATAAACGGTAATTAACATTACAGAAGTATTGTTAAACCCATCTAAATCCCTCACTGTACCACAACGAAAGAATGTATCTTCCGCTGGTGGCATATCACCTCTATAATTCTCTATAGCATCCATAACTTTATCAGCAATCTCTTTACAAGAGAATTGACTAACTGCATTTACGTATAGTGTAAGAACATCATTTGCTTCCGTTCTTCCACTATATCCTTTTCTATCACCTTGTGTCATTCTTCTACGCATACCACCTGAATTAGTAATTATAACCCACGGCATTTGTTTCTTTTCTGGCGCTCTATGATAGAAAACATTTTTACCTATTAGTGCTGTAAGTGGTGCATAATTATTCAAATAATTTACTAATGCTTGTTCAATCATAATTTTATTTGCACCTCCACTTTTTTGAAATAATCCACATTACTATTAACTTTCATAAATAGTTCTTTTACTTTACCTAATACCTCTTTACCCATTTCACCTTTTTGATTCATTAAGTCTATTGCATGACTATGGAAGAAAGGTTTTGCTGGTGTACCTTTTTCTCTAATACTCTTCTTTAAGAAGAATATACCAGCTTCACTAAAGCCATGTCGTCTACCCCAATCGGTAATACTATCCTCGAAATCCTGTGCTTGATCGTCTGTTAAATGTTGACCAGTACCCTTCTCTACATAAATAGCGTAAGGAACTCTTGTACCTAACACTACTGTATTCTTTTCTGTAACAGTAGGCACTTCATCACCAGATTGTGCATTACCGCCCGGTCTAGGTGTTTCAGATATTGTTGCATAAGTTAAACTATCTCTTAATCTATTTTCATCACCCTCTGCATCTTCTTTCATTTTCTCTACAGCTTTTTGCGCACGAGCATTAAGCATACCCTCTATAAAAGTATTTAAGGAATCTTCTAATCCATCTAATTGATTTTTCATTTTCTAACCCATTGTGTATCACCCATAAAAACTTCATTATGCGGTAAAATACCAGAATCCCAAGGTTGTATATAATATATCCTATGGAATTTCCCTTTACTATCTTCTAATTCATCTTCTTCTTCTACTATAGTATCTATAGGAAGATCTAATACTAATCTTACATTTTTTACATTCTGATGGTTTCTAATTCCATCATCACCACTAAAAGGCTGAACCGTTCCCTTTACCGTAGTAAGGTATACATACGTCGGATCACCCCAATTATCTACTGGTGCGGTATAGCGCCATACCTTAAACTCTTTCTCTTCAAAGAACATCTAGTATTCCTCTGGTAAAGTACCTGTACTCATATCAATAAGAGTGTTCGATGTACTTACCATTCCAGTAAGAGTATGTATTAAAATTCTTAATCTCTTTCCATACGTTGTCATGTGTAAATCAGTATTACTTCCTTTAGGTACTTCATTCCAATAGTTAATTGAAAGTCTACCCTCTGTCTTACCAGTAATTAAACCAGCAGTACCATCAGGTCTTGTTTTATCTAAAGTAAAATTATGACAAGCACGAAGAGCAACCGCATAACTATATTTAGCCCCAAAGAAAGCAGAGGATGTAAGCATCTCGGCAATCTCTAGGTACACACCTTTAAGTGAGCTATTATATAGTGCAGGGCATAATGCCTGAATAAAATCGTCTGTGGTGCTTGCCATGTATTACCTCACTTATTCTTTGAAAGCATCGTCAATTTCTGCTAATCGTTGTGTAAGAGCAACGTAATGCTCCTTTTCAACTTTAGGATCATTTAACCATTTATTTAACAATTTAGGATTATAGCATTCACGAATAATATCTCTAGCAAAGTCTTTACGCACATCAATAAATAATTGGTCTACATAAACCATTTCACCAGCTTCATTCTTTTCTTTCTTGCCATAAACTTCAATCGAACCATCTTCTATTTTATCTTTAATCATCGGTAGGATGATTTCAAACTGTTGAAAAGTAACTTCATTCCAACCGGGAATGAGTATCACTATCATATCTTTCGATAGTGCGCCTGTTGATTCTTTACCAGTAACAACCGGTATGCCATTGATATGGTCTTTATTCCATTTTAGTAACATCTAATTTTACCCCCAAGTAAAAGTTCTAATAAATCCCAGCTTTCGGATAGCAACGCTACCCTACGGCTGGGGGAAATACAATTTAATATTTATTTTTACATAAAGTTAGCTATTACAGTCCTTCACCCCATGCGCAAGCAAGTGGGTAGTACATTATAATACCAGCAGTACCAGCGAATGCAGGAACTTTATATTCCATACCTTCTTTTTCAGCATCAAGCTGTTCAAAAGCGATAGGGAGTTCAAAGGTAATATGAGTAGGCTTGCGAACGTAAGCCACAAACATATCGATTCCACCAGTACCAGCTCCGTCAAGCTCACGAACACCCATGATTTCAATACCGGGGTTATTTCGTTTAAAGAACTCATATACAGTAGTATCAGAAGCAGTACCAATTAAGGTATTCTTCAAGAGTTCAAGCTGTGGGAAAGGAACAAGGATAGTATCAATCTGTTCCATGTTGTTAGTAGCACCAAGAACGATACCACGAATACCATTAAGATCGGTAAGCATCTGTAAACCAGTCTTTGTTGCCCAAGTCTTAGTAGTACCAGTACCAGTAGCAGGAACGGTATATTCAGATGTTCCCGGATATTTGATGAATCCCTGAATCTGTGCTTTAGCATCACCATTCCAAGCGAGTGCATTTAACTTGCGTTCAATAGACTCACGACACATGGTTGCTCGTCTTTGTTCAAGAGGTACACCAGCCATAGAAGCTCTGCGAATTTCAAGGATTGAATAAGCATAGCTTGATCCAACGTGCTTTACTTTTACAGTGTGTTCGATACCACCAATATCAGTTCTTGGGAAATCCTTTGCATAATCTGCAATGATTTTCGCCATACCAATACCCTTGTATTGTCTCCAAGTGATTTCAGTAGCACCACCCTCCGCTTCCGCACTCACAGGGAATGCTTCACGATAAGACACAGGTGCATTCTTCTCGTCGTATGTAGATGCCTTAATGTGGTTTAACTGATTCGCAAAGAATGCAGATTCACCAGCATCTAATTTATACATAGATTTTTCCATTTATATCCTCCCTAGATTATTTAAGACCACGAACTTCAAGAATAGCCATACCATTCAAAGGATTTGAACGGAAATAACAACCTGTATCGTAATTATCAGTAGAAACATCAGTGAACTTTTTGTACTGTCCATCAGAAGTAAGATCAACAATGTAAGCTGGTTTATTAGCACAAGCTGTTACACCAGTTGCTAAAGCTACCCAGATTTGACCTTCGGTTAATACGTTTACTGTATCAAAAGCATTGTACTGTCCACCATCACTCGATACATAAGAACGATGTGATATAGGCGCAATTCCTAAGAATTTGCGAGTAGCATCTGTGCTATCTGGTAAGTATGCACATTCATCATCACCTGTCTTTACAAAAACAGGCTCTCCAAAAGCAATCGTTACACCAGTTGCAACGAGTTTAGATTCTACATTAGATTCAAGTCCAAAAACTAAACCTAATTTATTAGGTGTTAAATCACCGTAAGCTCCATAAGCCATATTTCAGCCTCCTTATTCTTTCTTGCCTTTATAGGCATTTCTTTCTCTTTCGATCATAGCCTTGCGACTCTTCTCTGGATCAACAATGTTGTTATCAGTTTTATTCTGATTGAGTGAACGAACACCAGCATCATCATTTTTCTCTTTAGCTACTTTTGCATCTTCCATAGCTATGTCAAAACGAGCTTGTACATATTCGTCTTTTGCTTCGTCAAGTTTAGCGTTAGGGTACATTTTTGCAATAACTGCTTTCTTGATTTCTACATCAGAAGAATCATCTTTGAATTCCGCACCTTGCTCTTTAGCAAATGCAACTAATTCAACACGAGCTTTGACAATTTCTGCTACTTTGTCAGCGTCTACATGATTCGCTTTCAGCGATTCAAGCTCCTTATTTACAGAATCAAGTTTTTCTTTTCCTGCATCTCTCTCTGCCTCGATTGCAGTTTTTTCAGCAGTAAGGGAAGTGACTTGTGCTTCTGCACTATCAGCACGAGCAATAACCGCCACAATAGCGTCTGCTACTTTCTCTTCTACTTCAAAATCAGCACCATCGAGTTTTACGATTTTCTTTTCCATCGTAGCCTCCTCTTTAATCCGAATCCATATATTGTCTTTTGAGTCTAAATTGATTCTAGCTTCATCACCAGCTCTACCAGTATCTACAATCGCTACATGATTCATTCTGATATTCTTTTGTACATGAGTATAAGGAATACCGCACCATACACCAGATTCTTCTACAGTATCACATGAGTAACCACAGGATATTGCACGTTTACCAGCAAGTACTTCATTTACTAATCCTGCATCCATAATTGTCATATCTACTGCTAGATATAATGGGTCGGCTCGTACATTAGAACCTGTAAAACCTTTTGCTAAACTACCTACATTCGAGCTATCAACTATTACCGTTGGATGATCGTTTGTAACTGGCTTACCTTTAAGTGATTTAATAGTCTCTTCACTAAATACTTCTTCTCTTGTGCGTAATTCATATCGGAAAGTGCCATCATAATTCATATAGCGGAATACTCCGATATTCGTTACAATCGCTTCTCCTGTAAGATAACCTTCATCAGTTCTCTTAAAGTTTTCTAATGGATAATTTTCCCATCTATCCGATCTATCTACTTTCTTTTTTTTACCACAAGCATCATGTAATTTTTCTTTTTCTTCTTGACTCATAGCATCATATATTTCTTTAGAGCAAGGTGGATCTTCTAATTCTTCATATTCCATGAATACCTCCATATAATAAAAAAAGGTGAACTACCTTTTAAGTAATTCACCTCTGTAATTCAGTCAGTGTTTTTCTTTCCCTATAATGTATAATAACATATTTAGCGTATCTTACCAATTATACAAAAATTGTAATTTTTTAATCGTTTCTAATCACCTTTTTAACTACTACAGTACCGGGAGCAATTTCTTCTTTATTTTTATTCATACGTTTACGTTCGGTAACTTCAATATCAATAGCATTAGAATGTTCGATTAAATGTAAAGTAATACTTCCATATTCTACATTTTCCATAGTCTTTTCGAGAAAGTCTATCATTTCCTTTGTTAGTTTAGCCACTTAATTTCTCCCCCTTAATTCACTATCCACTTCTTTTAATATCGGTGTTATCCACGGTGTAGCTACACATCTACACGCCCAATCTTCTCCCGGGTGCATGAAAGGCATACTAGGTAACTTAGGAATAAATGTTTTACCAAAATCTAGTGAAACTATACTAGGATTATTCCATTTACAAACTTTATCATCCATGAGCCAGTGAGAAGGTATATACTTTGGATAAATACCGCCCGGTCTACCTCTAACACGTTCATCATACTGGGTACGCCAGTTGTACTCTTCCATGCCCATAGAAGTTTGAATGTTTCTTGCTATCTGTGAATTAAGTGTTCCTGTTATATCTCTAGCGATAAACATAGCTCTAGCAGTAGTAAGTGAACCATTTAATTTCTTTATATTAGCTACTAACTGCTCGAAACTTTCTTCATTCCTAATAGACTGAAAAACGACGCTATTCACTTTCTGGAAGTACTCTTGCGTTGTACCTACCAACCTAGCATTAAGATTCTCTAGCGTTGCAGTTTGAACGGTTTGCCACCATTCTTCTGTGTACGGTAAATTGAAACCCAATACAGTTTTGAAATAAGCATCTACTTCTTTCACATTAAACTGTTTTACAAATACCATTAACTCACTAACCATATTAGCTAATGATAATTTTGCTATTGTACCTTTTTCTATACTTTCAGTAACTTCCTTTTCTAAGGACTTAATATAGTTATCAATTTCAGAAGCAAAATCATCATTTCTAAATGTATCAAATTGCATAGGTATACTATATATGGTGTACCTATGCTTTGTATTCTCTATTTTCATAAGAGTCTTATCACTAATTTCAGTAAAAATCTTTTTTAATAAAGAATTCATTCTATTTTCTGCACGAATTGGAAACTTGATACTTACTTTTTTGTTTATCAAGTACCTTCTTTTAGCTGGACTCATAGAAGAAAATGCTTTTTTTACATGAACTTTTAGTGATTCTTTAGACATTTTTTACCTCTTCTTTTTTAGGAGGCTCGTTACTCATCTCTAAATTAGGATCATTATTGGTTTCTTGAACGTCTGGTAATACAAATAAACTAGCATCTTTAGCGCCAAGCTCTTCTTCAAAACGCATACCATATACTTCTTCTGGCATTAAAACACCTTCTGTTAAATATCTCTGGTCTGCATCACTTAGTGTACGCTTAGTTTCTGCTTCTACACGTTCAATGTCAGCTAAGTCTTTTCTGGATAACTGAAATAATGGATTCCAATTCCAATCAATATCACCTTTACTTTTTTTCCAATCACCGATAATCTTACAGAAGTTTTCGATAGGTACTGTTAAATCATTCTGGATTGAACGGCACTCATCATAATAATTCTTCAAATCATTCTCACCTGTAGCATTCATGCCAGCAGGGGATCTACCAAAGAGCTTAGTAACTGGAATACCTGTTACAGCAGACATAATCATCATAAACCTATCTAGTAAGTCGGATATACCACCTACAGAAGCCGAATCTCTTGTATACTCTTCATCAGTACCTAAGAGAACGGAATTGATTGATGATTTAGTCATTTCGATTGCCATTACACGAGTCTGTAAAGCCTTCTCATTACCAGAAGAAAGAATTTCGTCTAGGTCAGAGAACTTATACTTACCAATAATAAACTCATTGAGAATAGTGGCGACATTACCGAATACTCCACGAAAATCTGCTAAGTCATTCATAATATATTGTAATACTGATGTTCCCCAATATCTAATTTCTACAGAGTTAGCCATAGAATTAGAAGATGCTGGTACTTTCATACCATAGAAAGGAATACATCTAGTATAGTGAATCATTTTATAATCCACCATTACACCAGTTCTTACTTTTACTTTGTATAATTTAATCTTACCAAAGTTAGGACTATTCATATCTTCATCGAATACACATTCATTAGTAAGAATATCACCTAAATCAAAAACTTTTAAGTATTCGATATTCTTAATGTTTGTTGCTACTAACGGAGATTCTATAGACCCCGCCCCCGTAGCTCCAATGAAAAGAATACTACCACCCATTAGCCTAGACATTTGTAAGGCTTCCGAGAATACAGACATTGCACCTAATCGTTGCATTTCTGCTTCTATAACATTCTTTTTCTTTTTCTTTTTTAGATTTTTCTCTTCGTTTAGATGCCCCCATTCTCTCATGGCATCTTGAGGCATACAATTTATAATTCGTTTTACTAAACCATCACCTACATAAGCGGAAGCTAATGTTTCCTTATCTAAAAGAAAATCAGTTTTATATTTAGTGTATGTTCGTTTATCTTTTATTGTGCCTAATCCTGATGCTACGTTACTCCATCCATCACTTCTTTGTGCGAAGTCTAACTTTAATCTATCTGGTCTTACCTCTGGCATTTAGACCTCCTATCTTTTACTCATAACTTATTGTATCATATACACTTACTTTTAACAACAATACAAAAATTGTAAATTATTTACCAACCCCATCTTCCTGTCATTGAAGCCTTCTTACTAAATCTGGCTCTAACTAATGACGAAGCCGAATCAGGAGCATCATCCCAGCACTTTGCTTCACTTTCCCAATTCGTTATCTGTGCCATATAATCTAATCGCATAGGATCATCGTCTAAATTAACCCAATATAATTGTTCCCAAACTTCCCATAAATATGTAGCAATCTTAAATTGTTTCTTTGTACTTTCATTATAAGTTTTTGCTATTATCCCTAAGTTCTTTAATTGAGAGGCTGTCCAACCACGATCACTATTTAACTCTATGTAGACACTTTGTACTTTATATTTCTTACATTGCTGTTTGAAAAAGTCTAGCCATTCCCCTACCACACCTTGCTTAGCGAATCCGATAGCTTGCAAAGCACCATCATCTCTTCTACCCATAATGGTAAAAGCATTAAAATCTTCACCACCGAATGCAGGATCTATCTGTGCGTAAGGGCGTTCCTTTGCCTTAAAATCCCATGCGTCATATTTAGGATTTTTGAACATAGCTTTTTCATCAGCTACAATCTTTAATTCATAGTTACAAGCAAATAGCGTCGGAATAGTTTTAGACTTAATCTCTATTAACTGCTTTTCACTAATCAACCCTGTACTATAACAATCATATTTAATAGGCTCTGGTATAATTTCTTCAACACCGTTAGATGTAGTCCAAGGCGTTCCAATATAGCAACATGGGCAATCCCTATTGATAACGTTAGATGAAAGTTCTCGCCAGATATTCTTTGTAAACTCTCTTTCAGCTCGACTTAATCTATCTTTCAGTGTTGATAAATCGTCGGCTACTATATAAGTAGCGTGTTTACCTGTTAATGGTGAATTTAATCCCATACCTAACAAAGAAGGGGCTATAGAAGTACCAGTCTTAAATGAGAAACTTAATTTACCTTCCCCTATTCGTTCCATTGTAAATTCAGGTGTTTCTCCATGTGCATACTTAAATATTTCTCTAATTTCAGGATTCTTCATCATCTTAGCTATATCTGCTACAGTATCAACAGCTTCCGCATGGGTTTTTCTTACAATCATAATCTGTTCTTCTGGGTTAAATAGTAAACGCCAAACTGCACCTGTTACTGTAACACCCGATGATTTGAAAGAACCACGATGCGCCATTAAAGATACACCTTTTTTAGCATTCCATATATAATGCACCCATTCAGAATGTAAAGGAGTTAAATCCTTATAACCACCTATAAATCCTAATAAATGAGGTTGTTGTAAAATAGCTTTTATGTGGTCATTAGTGACCCACGATCTACTTTTATCACTTGCCATGTTTCCGCTCCTGTGGTAACTTCTTAGCTCCTTTCTTTTTTCTAGGTACTAATTCCTTTTCCATATAATCGTTTATAATAGATTCAGCAGGAATAGGCTCGGATTCGATTATAGGTAGGATAGCTTTTTCTTGCTCTTCTTGCATACTCTTAATTCCAGCAATAGCACCCATAGCTCCTGCTTGTGCAAACATCTTATTGATTTCTTTTTTTCTATCTGTAGATATTTCTTGCTCTTCTACTTTCTTTACATCTAATACTTCCTGTAGGATCTTATATGCTTGCGCTCTATCAGCTAATTGGTAATTGACTAAATCATATTCACCATCTTTTCCTTTAATGTCTTTAATAACTCTGTCGATTGCGCTACGAGCTTCTACTGGAATTTCGTCTAATGGTTTTACCGTTCCATTGGGATAGTAGAAATTACTTATATCGTAAAATGCCCTAGCGCTCCAAGTCGTCATTATCTGAAACTTAAATTTATCCCTACTAGGCTCTAATTCTGAATCTATAAATCTTTGTATCGCTTCTTTAATTGCTGGTCTATTTAATAATTCCAAACTACGAAGTCTAGCAGAAGCCCCTTTTACAGAAGTAGGCAATAAACCAGATTCGTGCATAGCGGAAATAGAATCAAAGTTATTAGCACAATAATACCCTACGAAACGAATCTCTTTTAAGTTCAATCCTAAATCAGAAAAATCTATATGTAGTTTTTTATTACTTCTTCCACCCATTGTAATCTCCTTTAGATAAAAAAATACCCTATGGTTTTATCCATAGGGTAATTATATCATTTATTTACGTGATATACAATTATTCAATTTTTGTAGTAAAATCTCTCTTATCGAATTCCCAATCTCTTCTTGTTTTTTGCCAATCTGCAACTTTAGTTAAAAACCCTACTACACGAGTATAGTAATCAAACTTAGTGCTTTGGCAAATAGGGCAAGTAGTTATTTTACCAAAATGATTATGATTATTTTCACATTCTGAATAAACTGGATTGAGAGCAAAGAACTCACAACCTACACTACAAGCATACCGGATAACCTTTTCAGCTTGTTGTGGTGTAAGTCTTTCCCCAATGTTAATATGGGCAATAGCGCCCCCAGTAAGTAGTTTATCGTACTTACCAGAAATATCTAAGCGCTCCCATACAGACGCATCATTCTTCCATAACGGAATAAACTGATTTGCATACATAGGGTAGTTAGCGATTTCTTCACCAAATATAAGTTTATCAGCTTCCGCAAATTTAACTGTCATAGATTCACCGGGAATCTGTTCAAAGTTAAATGGTGCTTTGTATTCGATAGCTAATTTAGGCAATTCCTCATTAGTAATCTTTAGAGCCATTTCGATATAATCTTGTTCTCCAAACTTCTTAGAAAGAATCTCATTCATTTCATAGAATCCCAAAGCACCTACTGTAGAAAACATTTTCTTTAATGAAATCCAACCAATATCTAAGAATTGCTGTAATCCTTGTTTCTGTGTATCTTTAATTAACTGCCTATGTGCATTAAGTATCTTACCACAATCTCTTGTAGCTTCTAATACTTTTTGTTTCATATCGTCAATAGAAGTAGCAGTATATGCAATTCGTGCATAATTGATAGTGCATACTCGATGTGATCCGAGAGATAAAGCACTACCACCAAAGGAATTAACTGAACCAGCTTCTTTCATAAGTTCCATATCAGAGCTAAGTCTACAGCACGCACTCACTCGAGTTCCTTTTGATACCATTATATTGTATTTATAGATTTCTCTATTACAGGCTTCCTTCAATAAATAATCATCATGAATAATACCTTCATCATCTTTTGTAAGATTTAAGGTTACAATCGGAAAGGCATAAGCTCTTCCATTAGCAGAGGGGTCACCAGCATCGAACAAGTCTAAAAAGATAGTCTGTATCAACATTACCATTTTAATCATACAATCAACTTCTGGTGAAGTAATATCTTTATCTTTATATTCTGGATAAATACCCGATGTTACGAATACACCTACCCTACCTTCATCAAATATAGATACATTGGTAAAAGGACTTTCACTTGCATTACGTGATAGATGATTTACACTATGAATAAAAGACTGTAAAGCATTTTCTACATACTTTTCTAAATCAGTGTCGGGATTTAAGTTAGGCTCTCTATTTAATAGAATATATGCCATATCCATGAATATCGTAGAAATAGCAATAGCTCCTGCTAAATGATTTGACATCTGATGGATAGTCTCACATAAAGCACCAGTGTATGAATGTAATGTTTTAGGTGGTTTAGAATGTAACTTCCCAAAAGGTCTTCCCTCTTTTACAATATTACTAGCGTCAAAACTATAACAATACGGCACAAGGATCTTACTTGAATCGGATAAACCTAAACTAAAATCGTACATTAAACCAGCAAGTCTTTTTGCTTCACTCTTACCATAAAGCTCTTTCATCTTACGGTAGAGGTATCTATACCCTACTAATTTATTATAAGGAATTGCAGACTCATACAGAATACCAGCTACGGTTTTTTCCCCCTTGTTGGAATTAGCGTCAACACTATTATCATTAAGATGCCCTTCCACAAAATTCTCAATCTTACCAATAGTATCAAAAGACTTTTTATCTAATCCATGCAACTTTAGTAACTTCTCAATAACACCATTCTCTTCGATTTTATAGTCTCGCTTTAGAGCAAATGAAAGGTTATTCCTTACACGCCCTTGTGCTTGTACTATTCCTGAATCTTCAAACATCAATACCTCCTATATAAAAATACCTACAGAGTGTAAACCCTGTAGGTATCATTATTAAAACAACATTCTACCTCTCTCACTTACTTTTTCCATATTACTATTATATACTATTTGATTCATACTAGCAAGTTGCATAAATTCACCAGTTTTAAGTGATTCCTGCTTTTCCTTTTCGTTATATAAACCAGATTTAATAAACTTGAAATTCACTAATCCTTGTTTCTCGATATAATACTTAGCATACCCTGTATAGATACAAACATCGTACTCTTTCCCGTACTCTTTCAAGAACTGTTTTACAAATTCTCTATTAGCAGGATGCAAACAATCACCACCAGAAAATACTAACTTATTAGTACGATTCTTTTCTGAATAGTAACGGATCAGCTCTACAAAAGCACTATAAGATATTCTATCCTTACTGTTTATCTTCTGGTTTTCTTTATTGTGACAACCTTTGCAATTATGACTACAACCTTGAAAGAAAACCAAGATAGCTAAATCTTCTACAGATGGGTAGTCAAGCCATGTCGTTGAGAATGGTCTATAAACGCTCACACTTAACTCTTCCATATATAATCACCACTTTTGCTATAAGATTGCATAGCGTTAATCCTAGCCACTATACAGAGCATTTTGTAAGTGTCTTTAAGTAATCCTTGACACGTTTGCGTTTATAAGTCTCTAACCATTGCCATTCATTATTGATTCTGGTACGTCGCTCTAACACTTTACAATGCTTACAGTAACGTAATTGCACTCCATTATCTAAATACCGTTCCCATTTATGACCGAACATCTTACACATTATCTGCATCTAAACCTCCTTACGAACTCTTAAAATTATATATAGGCTTAATCAATTCATCTACACTTACAGTTTCTTTAATACAATCTAAAATTATATTAAAATCTTTATAGGCTTCCGGTGATTCATCTAGTGTTGCTTGATTCGCTGTGGTTGTCCAAATACCATGAGCTTTCATATCTTGAGCAAATAATTCAGCATCTAAAGTTTCCTTAGCCTTACTTCGTGATAGAAGACGACCTGCGCCATGCGGAGCTGATTCATTCCAAGACTTATTCCCTAAACCTGTGCAGATAGCTAGACCATCTCGCATATTGAAAGGTATAATAACTTTCTGCCCTTTATGTGCAGGAGTTGCGCCTTTTCTAATCATTCCATTATTATCTATAAAGTTATGTACTGATTCTATGCTATCTAATATTCTAACTCCTAGAAATCCAGTAATTTCTTTCATCATGTGTAGTCTATTAAGTCTAGCGTACTCTACAGCTATTCGTTGGTCAAAAATATAGTCTATTCCTTCTTTAGAATCTACTAATAGAAATGGGATACCTTGTGTATCAGAACCCCATTTCTTACATAATTCTTTTGCTATTTCTGAATGATACTTAGCAATCTGTAAACCAAAGTTCCTTGATCCCGAATGTATAGTTATCCAAAGAAATCCATCAGAACCATAACCAGCTTCGATAAAATGATTACCACCACCTAAAGTACCTATAGAATTGATAGCTCTGTTTATTTCCATTCCTATATTTGTACAAGTAGGAATAACACTATCACTAACAAAATTAGATTCAATCTTATTAAAAGTCTGATTATCCTTAATACTAAAACCAGAGGGGATGCTCTTCTTGATAAAATTATCTAATGACACAGCATCTAATACTCTAGTATCAAACTTATAAGAAAGCATACCACAACCAATATCGACTCCAACTATATCGGGAATAATTCTATCATTCATTTGCATAGTAAACCCAATGCAACTTCCAGCACCAGCATGACAATCTGGCATGATAGAAATTTGACTCTTAGTAAAAGAGGGATTATTACAAAATCCTTGAATTTGATTTCTAGTCTCTATATCAATTTCATCAATCATAACCTTAGCTAAGTTGTACTTACCCTTGATTATCTGCATCTAAACCTCCTCTATAAGTTCATCAACAAACTCTCTTAGAATTTCCATATCATGCTTAAACAGATTGATACCTTTATCAGTATCAAACTTTGCAGTTGTATATATTCGATCAAAGAGCATATTAGCAATATCTTCTTTTTCTTCTTCTTC